CGCACCATAATTTGTACATATCATATAAATTCCAGCTGCCATGGCTTCTAAAGCTCCTATGCAAAATGTTTCCTCCCAACAACTAGGATGACACCATATATGATAATTACTAATATTTTCCATAATATATTCATGAGGCTTATATCCAATGTAATTTACATTTTTTAATTTTTTTGCTTGATCAAATAGAGGATCATATTTACCTTTATTTACTTTTTCGAAATAATCACCATAAATTTGTGTTGAAGAATAAACATCTAATTCAATATTTGGATTTGTAACAAACTGCATTGCACCTAACATAACGTTTAATCCTCTCCAAGGTGTTGAATTATATAATATTTTTATTTTTTCTCCCTTCTTGTAGGGCTTACGTTTAGGAAAATGTTCTACGCCATTTTTAATGACCATAGATTTATCTTGAGGTATTTTAAAAAAATATCTAAATTTTTCATAATTCCAATGTGAATTAAATATGTACCAGTCATATTCATCATGTCTGTTTTGATCTCCAAAAAATTTTTGTAAATTTGGTTGATCGTAGGAATTTTTTTGCCAAAGTATATTTAATTTATCTTTAACTAAAGGCACTTTTCCAGGAATGGATGTGCATATGTTTACTTGATCTAGTAAATCTTTTTTGCAATATTTGTGTAATAGCTCTAGTTGAAGTTCTGTTCCGCCACGTGGTTTCATTCGTCTTTGGTTTTACCAAAAAGCGTAAGTTTAGCAACTGTAATCTCTAAATCCTGTCTAAAATCATCTGCGGTTGTGTCTGTGTTTGGATCTGCAACATCTGCATCAAACTCAGCTTTATCTGCATAGACTTTACCTGTTCTTTTATTTTTTACAATTTCAACAGCTTTTGCAGGTATTCTTTGTATCGCCATTATGACCTCCCTTGTCTATTATATTTCTTATAATCTCTTTTTTCACCCTTTGAAAGTCTTTTCTTATGTCTCCTTGGTCTCTTTTTTGGTTTAGGTCTTGGAACAAAATTTACAAATTTACGTTTAGCCATTTTCTTGTGATCTATCTATCAAAGCATAACTTATTGAACCTTGAATTTTATTACTTCCTGTTGCTGCTTGAACTGTGATAGCATCACCTGCTTCTAAGTTTAAACCATTAGGGGTAGCATTAACTTGTGTTTTTGCAGCTAGATCATCTCTAAAAAACTCATACTCTGTATTTGAATCAGAAGAGTCTACTAAATTCATATTTACTAGAATAGCTGAGGAAGCATCATTGTTAGCACAGTAAATACTTTTAATAATAATTGTTGCATTCGATGGACAGGTCAATGCAGTTGTTTTGCTTGTGTCTGATTGTTTAAATCCTTGATTTTTGTATTGTATGGTCATGATAAAAAATAATTAAAAGCATCTTGTTCTTCTTTTAAATCAAATTGAAAAGAAAAATTAAGTTGATTTTTTAAAGTATCTAATGCTTCAAGAATTTGTCTTTGATTAGATTCATCGTATTCAGATTTAGGTTCTGGAATATAAATATCTATTTTTGCCATTATCTCATAAAGCCCATAGGTAAACCATAAATATATTCATTATTAATTACTTGTGGTGCACCAATTAAAGATCCTAAACCTTGGTTCATCATATTCATGTTTGGATTTTGTAAATTAGGATCATTAAGTAAAGGCATTATTCCACTATCATCTTGACTTACTCTTAGTAAATTACCAGCCGCATCAATCTTACCTGCTAACCTATCTGCCATGTATTGTTTATATCCAGCTGCTGATCTTTCATAGTTATTAATATTTCTATTAGGATCATCTTGTAACCTGTTTTTTAAATCAGAAAAATAATCAACATTTGCACCTAATAAACGATCTCTAAAAGGTTTTAAAATATTTAATACTTGACCGCCTGGAACTCCAAATGGAATCGTAGGCACTCCTTCTCTTTTTAAAATATTTAATGTTGCAGCTGGGTTTTGTTGTAAAAAAGCAGCTTGTTGTTTACGTCCACTATCAGATGGTCTTTTGCTATCTTCTAAACCTCCACCGGGATTATAGTTAGATCTTCTTGATGAAGTGCCCATTCCAGGTGATTTACCTGTTTGAGTTTGTTTTGCAGAGTATTTTTGTCTTTTGTCATCCATTATCTCATACCATCTGGTTGTGTATCAGCTCTAAAAGTTCCATACCTCCAACTTTGGTTTACTGAAGTGTTTTCTACTCTTAAACTAGCAAATCTTGCTCTAGCTCTTGTGTCTACTTTAGTCGTTGAACTGTTAATTGTAAAGGGTCCTAGTGGTGATGACGATTCGTTATCGACTGGAAAATCTTTAAGTAATATAGATATTTTAGCATCTCCAGTTAATACTTTAAAGTCTGGAACAAATCTTCTCATACTTATGAAAAATTGACCATTACCTTCAACATCTAAATCAAAATCTCCTGACTTTATAAAAGAAATTATTGCTGTAGATGTGCCGTTTGCTGCAACCTGATTAGTTCCCTCTTCATGAGAATAATATGTGGTGGCTCCTCTAGTATTAGTAATACCTTGAATTACTGGAAAGCTAGGAACACCTGTTGAATTAAATTCAGTTGCGTATGGATTATCAAACAAACTTGCATCATAATAACTTGTCCTTGCTAGTGTTCCCGTAGTCCAAACACGTTCTGAATAATTGTAAGTTACAATTCTATCTATGTTTATAGATCCAGATTTAGGATAAAACCAATTTATTTCTGAGTATAAAGTGTTATACCCAGCATATATAATTTCACCACTGCTAAAGTTTAAACCTAAATTATCTCCACCTGTAGTAAAAACAAAGTCCTCTACTAAACATGGTAATGATTTTACTGTTCCATCATAAACAAAAAATCCACCTGCTTGACCCATCCAATAAACAGCTCCATCAACATATTGTATAGAATGTTGACCTATCGCCCCACAGTTTGATCCCACTTGGCGAATAGAAAATGTAAATGGTGGTCCAACAAATTGCATCACGTAAGCAGCGGTATCTGTTAAAATTAAAATATAATCTTTAGCTTTTGCAGCTCCTACTATTCTTGTACCGCTATCTAATCTAAAAGTGCCAGCTGTATTTGTTGATGTTGGTGTATAATTTGTTGCATCTTCCTGATCCGAAAATCTAATGAATAGTTTATCTTGAGTAGAGGATGTACCAATTGTAGTTTCAGTTCCTAATATTATTAAATGTCTATCTCTCTCAGAAACAATAGAGGCAACTGATGCAGTCGGTGCATTAGATAATGCAGCAGCTCTAGTTGTTAAAGCAGCAGGGTTTGCGTTGATAGGATTCCAAGAAAATGTTTTACCATTCTTAGCAGTTGCAATTAATTGTTGTCCAAAATTATCTAAAGACCAATTTGCAGGTTCTAAAATTACAGATGAGGTGCCTGAAGATGAACCAAAACCAGTAAAATTAGATGCATCAGTAACTGTAGCACCATTAGAATGTGCTTGTCCGTTTGAGGTGCCCGGTGTCGCTGTTCCGTTAGCCCCTCTTGTTATACCAGTTAAATCATTGCTTGAAATACCGCTGTATGTAATTAATTCATTACCAACCAATACAACGCCTGAAGTTGGTAAGTTTGCAACTGAGGTTAATGTTATGCTAGTCCCTGATCCACCTGTACCTGCTGTATCTGCGTTCAAGGCTCCGTTCAAAGTTGTTTGTACTGGATTTAAAACTGTACCACCATAAAGACCAGTACCAAATCCATAACCAAAAGTTTGTGAAGCTGGGCCAAAGTCTACATACGGTTTTATAGACACTGCTCCAGCAGCTGTCATACCTGTGCCAGTTTCATTAGAGGGCATTGTAATTACAACTGATGCAAATGTTGCAGACTGAACTTCAAAGATAACATCTTCAAAATCAGATGTAGAAAAACCTGTAGCACCTCCACCAGGTAATGTAACAGAATCTAATATAATATAATCACCTGCAACAAGATTAGTTCCTGATTTATTAATTGTAACAGTAGGTGATCCATTCACTGAAGTAAAAGTTCCTCCTGATATTGTCGATGCTAATGGTGTAATATCATAAAATGTATTAGAATAATAAACCAATAAACATTTATCTGTTCCAATAGCAGCGTAAACTCTACCATCTAAATCAGTCCACATGTGCTGATGTCTTGCATTACCTGCTAAAGTTGATGTTGAAAGTTGTGACCACCCACCTATTTTTTCAGGTAGTCCATATCTAAATCTTACATTATCTCCATCGACCCATTGTCCCTCAGCACCTGTTTCGGTGACTTGTTTATTAAATCCTGGTTGTATAG